AAAAGGCTGTGCGGGTACAATCACAAAACCCATCATAGCACATTGATTGAATCTTTGAGCACCACCATCGACTTGTGTGAACACTTGACCCAACATCTCATTTCTTGGTTTACAGTTAATTACAGGAGAACCAAGACGAATAAAACCACACCACTTGTTCGTTGTAGTTTCTAAGACTGCCAATCTGAGGGATCGACCGGGAATATTGGTCATGTTTGAATGTGAAGAAATCATATTCAAATAAATGTCCCATCTCTCTTGAGGCAGTTCTACAATTTCGAAATTCATTTTCTCTGGCGAAACAGAAAAATCGGAAAACAAATCTTCTTCTGGTCCCATACCAGGCAAAACAAAAGGCCTCTCTGCCATAGAAGCCTTTTTCTGTTCTCTCATGTACTCATCTATTCTCGAAAACTTATCGAAATAGTTTGAAAAAACATTTGCACAGTAAACTGCCTGTTCCTTAGTCAAACTCATACTTTTAGACCACCAAAATTTTTATTAAATTTACGTTCACGATTACCAAATGTATTCAACGGAGGCGTATCATCAGGTTGCCCCGAATCTGTAATTCCATTTTGTGCATCAGGCTCCGTATCATACAGTCTCATTTTAGCCCTGTCAACCCCCACAACAAATCTTTTATAATCATTTGGGTCAGAATAACGATTTTTCAATTGTTTTACCATAATTTGATTCAATTGTTGCAACTCTTCATTTGTAATCAAAGCAAACATAAAGTCAGCAGTTGCAGGCAAACCAAAAGATTCTGAAGTATCTTCAAGACCTGGATCAGAGTTTGTAAAACCACTTCTTGTGGTTTGTGTTGCAGATACAATTGGCACATTGAATTCAACTGCCAAGCCACGAAGCTCTTCAGCAATAGATTTTACATATGTGTAAGAGTTTACACTTCCGCCAGGTTTTATTCTAGAAGATGAACAGATGTTCAAATAATCAATGAAGATAATTTCTGGAGTAAAATTCTTTTTCAGAGCCAATTCATTAAGCAAAGCCCTGAAATGTAGAGCAGAGGCAGAAGCAGTTGGATATTCTTTGATGATTAATTTGCCATTTGCCTTGTTTCTTAATACTTGAAACTTTTTGTCGTAGTCTGTTTTACTGATTGTTCTCAGTTCATTCAAATCAATATTTAAAAGATTTGCATCAATTCTTTCAGCAATTCTTTCTTCGGCCATTTCAAGAGTAATATATAAAACATTTTTACCCTGAGATAAACAAGATGCGGCCACATGACACATGAATAAAGATTTACCAACGCCTGTGCCAGCCAAAGCAATGTTCAAAGTTTTGACCGGTAAGCCACCCTTTGTAATTTTATTGAATATATCGAGATCGAATGGAACTTTAGCTTCTACTTTATGATAAAAATCATATCGTGAATCGTAGTCATTCATGTAATCATGACCGATGTGTTGGTCAAAAGAAACGCCAAGGGCATCACTCAGAAGTTTTGGAATTTCTCCTTTTGTTTTACCTTTGTTTCTATCATCAAGAATCTGGACAGATTCCATGATAGCATTGTAAATGGCTTTATCTTGACAAAATTTTTCAGTTTGTTCAATAAGCCATTTTTCTTCGACTTTTTCTTCTCGATTAGAGTGGAGTTCTTTTAGTAAGTCTATTGATCCTTTGACCTGGTCGCCAGTAAGAGTTTTACTTTCGGTAAAATTGATTACAAGGGATTCGTATGTTGGAAGATTTTTATACTTGTTTACAAAATCAAAAACTTCTTTGAATACAATTTTTTCTGTGTTGTCTGAAAAATAATCTGATCTTATGAATGGTAATACTTTTCTGGTATAGGCCTCATTGTATATCAAATTCTTCAGTATCGTTTGTTCCAGTCGATTCATGTTGTTTATAATCCAAAATAATTTTACTGAGAATATCCCCCATTATTGTATGAAAATTTTCATCTTCTAACAAGGCCTGCATCTCATGTTTTCCAGGAGTGATGATGACATAACTGAATCTAAGTTTAGCTACACCTTCATCTTCAACTGCACCAACTTTATGGTAATGGTACATTGTACCTTGATATTCTTCCATTAACAACTCTATACCAATAACTTCGGTATGACTGAAGTTTATGAATTTATAATCAATATCTTCTTCAAGCTTCATTTTCTTCGACTTCTTCCAAAATGTCATCTTGTCCCATAATACTGCTATAAGTGATTTCATATCTTTTCTTCACATAGTCTTTGAATGAATTATTTTCTAAAATATCTCTCCAAAATTCTTCTGTTTGTGTATCAGCAAAGCGTTTCTTATCTAAGACTTCACCAGTCTCCTGGTCAACTTTAGCATACCAACCATTACTTGGTTTGGTTACAAAATTGCCTTCGAGAGCGATATCCATAAGGCCAGACCACTTGTTAATACCACCATCAAAAGATACAGTAACAGGTATTTTAGATTTTTCTCGAACATATCTTGATTTCTCTACGTTAATGATGAAATTGTATCCAACAATTTCTGATCCTTCTTTTTCTTGTTGACGACCTAAAATGAAGATATTGTCAGCAGAATAGTAAGAACCTGTTCCACCACCAACGATATCTTTAGGAAACATTCCGATTTCTTTATAAGTGTGATTCACCACAACCATAGGAATATCTTTTAGATTTAAATGTGGTGTAATCATGCGGAATAAACTTTTTACTTGTTTTGCTCGTGACATATCAGCAACAGACTTCTGTTCAAGAGCATCTTCAACTTCTTTCTTTGATGCGAGATTACCAATCGAATCAATGACAATGATAACACGATCACCTCGATTGATATTTTCCAACTGAGCCATAATATCAAACTTTAATTGTTCAATATCAGTAATTGGTGAATGAATCACTCTGTCAGTGTCAATACCAAAGGTATCAAAGTATGACTGTGGAGTTCCAAATTCGGAATCATAAAACAACAAAACAGATTCATCATACTTGTCCATATAGGACTTAGCCATCAACAAAGAGAAGGCTGTCTTAAAGTGTTTAGAGGGACCTGCCCACATTGTTAAACCAGGAGTAAGACCACCATCCAATCTTCCTGACAAAGCAACATTCACCATAGGAATGGCAGTTGGAATCATATCTTTTTCTGTAAACAACTTTGATTTAGATAGAATAGAACTATCTTTGATTGTAGAATTCTTTTTAATCTTTTCAAGTAAACTCATTTTATTCTCCGTTTAGAATCAGTAAAGTTTCCGTATCACCAAGAGTTCCTTTAAAGAAAATATTAAAGGCGATAACACATCTTTCGATACCTGAAATATTTCTCGAAACTTCGTGTGTTAGATGAGATGGAAAAATTAGTATGTCATTTATTTTTGGCGTTACAACCCAATCAACAGAACTAATTCTGTTTTCTTCCTCAACATCAGGACAAACAGAAATTGGCCAAACATTATATGCCCTAGAATCACGAACAAACTTTATGTTACCACTTTTTTCATCGACATTAACATATAAAACACCACTGAAAATACTATTACTATGGTGATGTGGTTGTGCCCAATCACCTCTCTGGTGTTTTACTGCCCATGATGATGTAATGTATACCTCAACATTTTTTACAACTTTCAAATAATCATATACATAATATTCAACTTCTCTGAGAATCAGGTGTTTGAGATCAGAAAGTTCTGGAAGATCGAGAAGTTTGGCATCAGTGAACAAACCATTATCGTTTCTTACGTATTTACAGTTCATTACAAAGCGTCTTGTGTCCTCATCAACGAAAATATTATTTCTATACAGAGGAACAGGAAAAAGTTCAATTACTTCCCTCATGGTTTTGAATCATCCTCAAAATTGGCAATTTTTGATTTGTGTATTACTTCGTGTTCTGTATCAACAAAAAAAGAGTCTAAACTATTAGCGGGCTGTTTGTCAATCTTTTTCCTCTTTCTTGCCTTAATTTCTGGTAAAATGTCCACTTTATCAGCTGCATATTTTCTATAAGTTTGATTTGATGCTACTAACAGCAAAACAGCAAGTGGATCAAACACGATAATAATAATAAAAATTACCAGTCGAACTGCTTTATCAATCAAATCACGGTCTTGTGTACCATATACTACTTCTGCCACGTATTTGATAGGTCCCAAATCTGATTCAGCCTTCTTAACTTCCAAGGATAAAGGGAGTTTTTCTTCCGTGAGGTTTTGTATTTCTTTTTGAAGCCTTGCATTTTCAGAAGCGATTCTCTCACGGTCTTTCTGTTGGGCCTTGCGTATCTGTG